CGGCTCGGGCGAGCGTATGCGTAAGCCCGGCACCCCCGGTGCACCGACTGCTGCCGCCTTCCGCGAGTCGGCAAAGACCGTAAAGCCTGAGAAAAAGAAATGACCGCCGCCTGGACTCGCAAAGAGGGAAAGAACGCTGCCGGTGGACTCAATGCCAAAGGCCGCGCCTCCTACAAAGCCGAGACTGGCGGGACGCTCAAGCCGCCGGTCAAGGCCGGGGACAATCCTCGCCGCGCCTCGTTTCTTGCTCGGATGGGCAATATGCCGGGGCCGATGGAAAAGGACGGCAAGCCGACCCGATTGGCGCTCGCGCTGAAGGCGTGGGGCGCATCGAGCAAAGAAGACGCACAGGCTAAGGCGCGAGCCATATCAGGGCGCAATCGTGGCTGATGCAGACCGCATAGCCGCCGCGTTGCGCTATCAGCAGGAGCAGAAGCCTGCCGATCCGCTAGAGAGCTTTCGCAGCCTCGCGGGGCTGAAGAGTGCCTACGAACGACGAGTGCAGCCGATTATCAACAATGCCGCGCAGACATTTTCCACCGGCGGCGTAATTGGTGATTTGCTGCGCTCCTACGGTGAAGCGGCAGCACCCGCTCAAGCAGCGGTGTTGAAGGGCATGGGAATGCCGTATCAAGGGCCAATGACCGCGCCAAGAGAGGAAGGCGTCACCAGCGGCGAAAGTTTCAGGCCGATGGGAGATCCGCAGCAACAGTTTTCAGGGCAACTGCTCGGCGATCCGACAAACTTGGCGCCGTTAGGTGGTCCTGCGGTTAAAGGTGCAAAGGCTGTTGGACGCTTTGCGGGACCGGAACTGGCGCGAGGGCTTGAGAGTTATGCTGGAAGGACGGGAATGCAGTTGAGTGCTGTTCCTAACGAAGCGGCACCAAAATTAAGTTCTTATGGAAATAAGTCAGAAACAACGGTAATGCGCCCACAAAGAAATGCTTATCCTGGCGTATATGGTAATCCGCAAGAATTGGTATCAGAAGCCGCCTCTAGGGTGGCTCCAGAAAACCCTTTATTAAAACAATTATTTGACGTATCTAGAGATGATCTTTGGCAAATATCTCAACAAGGTAAGCGTCAAGGCAATATGCCGGAACAACCATTTAAGTCTGGGGAAAATGCAAAAGGCTCAAAATATATTGATGATTTAATGAACCCAAGAAACGTCAACAGACTTCAATCAATAATTGGCGAAGCTGAAAAGCTGCCCACGCTTTATCAACCGATGGCATCTTGGTATGTAACTGATCCTTTATTTAAATTGTATGTAAAAGAATTTGGACAAGAAGAAGCAATTAAAAGATTTAACAAAATGAATTCTTTAATGGGCATGGCAAGTCCAGGCTCAGAAGTTTTAAGTGAAATAAACAGAGGAACCGCTGCGAATTGGCTGTCTACACAGGGACGTTTTGAAGATTTTGTAAAACATGGAGGCACAAAAGTAAGCGGTCGAGGTTCTGATTTCCCTGCTGATATGGCCGCAGTTATTCCACATCCATATCATCCCACCGCGCATAGTGGCCCCATGAGCAAATATTTATCTGGGGGCGTTGTTGATATGCAATCAGCAAAAGTTCCAACCTATATACAAGCATCAGGAGTTCCAGAAACAGGATTCCAAACTAATTGGCCTGTTGGTGATGCCCATTTATCCAGAATAGTTGGGATGCCAGATGTGCGCGGTAAAATAACTATGAAAGGTCAAGAAGTGGCCCCAGGCGCTGCCGCTTCTGTTCCTGAAATGGTTAGATTTAGCCCATTCTTTAGAGAAAAAATAGCTTCTCCGATGGGATTGGAAGCAGTCCCTGCACAGGCAGTATTGTGGGGGGCAGGATCTGGGGCAACTGGAGTCACCTCACAAATCGGAGCTGGAAAACTAGAACTGATTGCAGGGCAAATAGGAAAAATGGCGCAACGCTTAAATGTTTCGCCAATACAAGCCAGAGATATGTTAATTCGTGGCGAAGGTCATGCTGGTTTTATTACGCCGGAATTGTCTGGTGCGCTTGCGTCTGGTGCGTTGGGAAGTGCGGCTCTTGCAAAATATTTAAATGGGGGCAATCAATGATTTCGCTTATAGCCCAAGTCAATGCTTCTTGTGCCGTAGGGTCTTTGCCAACGCACGCTTTTATTTCATTGGCGTTATCTAACAAATTATTGAGTATTTCTAATACAGCATTTCGATCAATAAAATTAGCCATTATGTTTCCTTTGCAAATGCTTATTTGCATTATAAAAGTATTTTTTGTTATGGTTTTGCCTGATTTTCTTGCACAGGAAAAGAAATAATGGAACACACCAGCACAAGCGTCCAGAAGTGGCTGAACACCGTCGCCACCTATGACGGCGACTTCAAGAAATGGGAAGCTCGCACGCAGAAGATTATCAAGCGTTACCGTGATGACAATCGCAGTTCCAATACAAGCGAAACCGCGAAGTTCAACATCCTGTGGTCAAACGTCCAGACGCTCATTCCTGCGGTGTACGCTCGCCTGCCGAAAGCCGATGTCTCGCGCCGGTTCGGTGACAACGACCCCGTGGGCCGGGTCGCCTCCCAACTGATCGAGCGGGCGCTTGACTTTGAGGTCGAGCATTACCCCGACTTCCGCGCAACAATGAAGCATTGCGTTGAGGACCGGTTCCTCGGCGGGCGCGGCGTTGCTTGGGTGCGGTACGAGCCGCACGTTCGCAATCAGGAAATACCCGAGGACGGTCTGGAGATCACCGAGGACGTTGACGAACCCGAAGAAGGAATGCAGACCGACGCAACAGCGGGCGAGGTCGAGCCGCAGGAGGAGATCGAATACGAGTGCGCTCCGACTGACTACGTTCATTGGAAAGACTTTGGGCATTCTGTTGCACGAACCTGGGAGGAGGTGACCTGTGTCTGGCGGTGGGTCTACATGACCCGAGAATCCCTGATCGAGCGGTTTGGCGAGAAGGTCGGCAAGAACATTCCGTTTGATGCCGGTCCAGACACGCTCAAGACCTACGGGCAATCGACGAAGGAACACACCCGCGCCAAGATCTGCGAGCTGTGGGACAAGGAATCTGGCAAGGTCTATTGGTTTTCAAAGAACATGCCGGAGATCATTGACGAGCGGGACGACCCGCTGGATCTGGAGGGGTTCTGGCCCTGCACTCGCCCCCTGTACGCGACGATGACCAGCGACACCCTGGTGCCGGTCCCTGACTTCGTGCTGTATCAGGACCAAGCGGTCGAGCTGGACATTCTCTCCGACCGCATCGACGGTCTGGTCAAGGCTTTGCGGGTGCGTGGCGTCTACGATGCCAGCCAGCCCGCACTTCAGCGTTTGATGACGGAGGGCGAGAATAACGCCCTGATCCCGGTCGACAAATGGATGGCGTTCGGTGAGAAGGGCGGTCTGAAGGGCAGCATCGACTTGCTCCCGCTGGATACGCTCGCCGATGCGTTGCTCCAATGTTATCGGGCAAGGACCGAGATCAAGAACCAGATTTACGAGATCACCGGCCTGTCGGACATCATTCGCGGATCTTCGATGGCGAGCGAAACGGCAACCGCGCAGCAGATCAAGGGCCAGTACGCCAGCATCCGGCTCCGCTCGATGCAAGAGGATGTGGCGATGTTCGCCACCGAGCTGTTGCGTCTGAAGGCGCAGATCATCTGCACCAAGTTCCAGCCGCAGACGATTCTGATGTACGCAGCCGCGCAGCAGATGCAACCGGCTGACCAGCAGCTCATCCCCGAAGCCCTGCAACTGATGGGCGACAGCCCGCTGCGGAGCTTCCGCATCGAGGTCGCCGCCGATTCGCTGGTCCAGTTAGACGAGCAGCAAATGAAGCGCGACAGGATGGAGTTCATCCAGGCATTCGGCGGGTTCCTGCGGGAAGCCTTGCCGGTTGCTCAAGCCAGCCCGGAGATCACGCCGATGTTGATCGAGGTTATGAAGTTTGGCATTGGCGCGTTCAAACAAGCCAAGTCAATGGAAGGCGCTCTGGACGCGGCGCTGGACCAGCTCAAGGAAAAGCAAGCGCAGCCGCAACAGCCTCGCCCTGACCCCGAAATGATGAAGCTGCAAGCGCAGCAAGCATCCGACCAGGCTCGGGCGCAGGCCGACATTCAGGCGGCGCAGGCCAAAGCGCAGTTCGATGCCCAGATTCAGCAGGCGAAGATTCAGGCCGAGGTGCAGATTGAGCAAATGAAAGCTCAAGCCGCGGCACAGACCGAGGCGCAGCGCCAACAATACGACGCGGCAATGGCACAGCAGAAACTCCAATCCGAGGAGCAGTTTAACCGCTGGAAGACAGAGCTTGAGGCGGCGACTAAGATTATGGTTGCAAGGATAGGAGCCAATCCGGGGCTGGATATTCCGGCGATCGAGGCGCAAACGGCAGCATCCGAAAAGATCACCGCCGAGCTGGGCGACCATGTGAAGATGGCAATCGACCGCATGGCGGGGATGCACGACGCGATGCTCGGGCGCCACGATCAGACCATGAACCAGATGGGCGGCATGATGCAGATGTTGGCCGCGCCTAAACGGATCGTGCGCGGGCCTGACGGTCGGGCGGCAGGCGTCGAGGTGATGACGCAATGATCGTGACCACCACGCATGGCGAGATGGACGACTCCCTGCTTGAGAAGCGCGAGGGAGGCGTGGACAACGACAACGAAAGCACCGTCTGGGTTGAATACTGGCTGGCCGGGGAACTTGTCCACAGGTCGGCCCATGTGAGCCTGAAACGGGCA